ATATTCTGATCACGTTCTTCTGCGCTAGAGTATGCACCTTGACCCGAGGGAGGAAAAGGTGTTACCTGCTTGAATTCAGCGGTAATACCGTCGGTGTGAACGTATGGGTCTCCTGGTCTACGACCAAAAAATCCCTTAGCCTCTGTCAGATTAATTTCAGATATCTTCATTATCTAGTATTTATCTTTGTGTAGAGTTCCAGCGGTTCAATAGCTCACTGCTGGAATTTAGCTTAAAATCGCCACCTACACCAAATACAAATTCTACATCGGGTTCTGACATTTCTGGAATATTATCTTGAATTCGATCACCGCCATTAGCAAATATAATCGTGCTATTTGGATACATCATTTTAACGTTACGTATGGATTCTATGGCCGAATCGTCACTGTCGTCAAATAATATACAATGATCTACCATACGAAGACTTTCAATGATTGCTACACGATCTTTGATGGGCATGAATGCCTGCCCTTTTTTGCGAGTTAACCATGCATCGCTGTTAATCCCAACCACCAACATGGTTCCTAACTGCCTAGCGGCACGGAAATATTCTATGTGTCCTGAGTGCAGTGGATCAAATCCACCTGTTACTAGGACAACTCTATTTAACATACCTACCTTTAGGGACTCGCATAACCCCAACTGGAGTTAATAGATCAGTACCTTTGGTCTTTGTTGTTGCTTGTTCGATGGTTGTTGTTGCGCTTACTTCTGATTTGTTAAAAACACCATCGATAATGGGTTCACCAGCTTCCATTGGAATTTCTGTCTGTTGTCTAATCCAATCAACAAAGTAGTTTTCTTTATCTAACCAAGGGTATACAATTTCTTCTTGGCGTACATGACCATTCTTTAATATAGAATTAACCACACTGTGGTTCAACAGGCCCGTGTCAATCAGATGTTCCCATTTAGTTGTAGCAGGATCCATGGGAGCAATACTAGATTTATAAACAGCAATGTCAATCCATGGATCATTATATTTCTTCAATAGGTACGCATCATTACAATCAAACCCATTGACTGCTAGCATGTAAATTAAGTTAACTGGTGTGTAGTCAAAGAAACTTCCGTTGTAACTCCTACTGTAATATTTGTTATATTGAACTCCGCTGTTTTGTTGTACGCTCAATACCAACATGCCATTTACCGACATTTGCTCGTTCCAAAACTTCAATGTTTCTAATGGATTTGTGCTGTATTGTAAACAGTCGTGTGCAAACATTAAATCTATGTTTGTAGGTAGGATACTAGGTTTAGTAAAGTCACGTTCAATTTTAGTAATATTATCAAGATCGGGAACTTGTGCTAACTTTGACCCAGCGATGTCTACAGCAAAACATGTATAATTATATGGTTCAGGATTATCATCTCTGCTGGCTAATGTAGCCCACCATGTTATATCTTGGCCGGTACCGCAGCCCATGTCTGCGATTGTGCGTAGACTTTCTAGAAAGCTATCGTATTCTCTTAATTGTCCTAGTACTGATTCTGCGTGTCTAGCCAATTGATGCGTCCTCCATACCTGCTGTTCTTAAGCGTGTGACGTGTCCTAGCATGAAGTTCTTGCTTTCAAGTCCTTTCATGATACCTAACCAACGATTGCGCAGTAGTGCTACTTCATTAATGATAGTTTCAAAGTCAATAACTTCATCTTCGCCATCAACATATTTTTCTACGTCACGACTTGTTAGGGCACGTTGATAGTTTTCTAAATATTTCTTAAAGTGTTTAGTACGTATCTTGCGTAGTTGGATATTTAGATAGTTGAGAACCGCTTCAATCTCTTGTAGTTGATTAAAACGTCTTTCTGTAATACCAGGCAGGCCAGCAAGATTCTTTTCTATGTTGCCATATACCCCAACTTCTGTTTTGGCACTATCCAGTTCTTTTTCATAATGATCTATAAAGTCCGGAATACTGCCTAAACTTGCAACTACACGACTATACCACATTAATAATCATCACCGTCATCTTCTTCGTCAGCGATCGCTTGATCTTCTTCATCGCCGAGGTACTCTTTAACAGCACGACCTAGATAAGCATCAGTGCCGCCAAAGGTTTTAAGTTCACTTTCAGTGATATTGTGATCGGCCGCAACGCTGATAACATGATCTGCGGCCGCTTGGCGATCCTTGGGATTGATATACTCTTTACAAGTAAGCCAAACTTCACTGGCAATATCTAATTCAATGCTCATTCTGCTGTCTCCTCTTCTATTTCTTCAACTACTTTTGATTCAGTACTTAGCAAGTTAACATTAGATGATAATTCTTTCATCACTTTGTCTAAGCAACCATCTTCGTTGCGTTCCCATGCTTTACGGAATTGTTTAATAGTTGTTTTATCAGCAAAAGTGTAAACTAAACTGTTACCTTCTTTGGCCAGCAAGTTCTTAGCTTCTAACATGTCTGTTAATCCACTGTATGGGCTCATACCAGTTTCATATGGAATCTCTACTTGAACTGACTCAAATGGTTTAGCATATCTGGTTTTCATGATCTTACAAGCAGCACGGATACCGTTGACTGTGGTGGTCTTGTTACCATCAGCATCTGTTTTAAGTTTTAGTTTACGCATGGCTACAACGATTGAACTTGCGTAGATAAATCCTTGACCACCTGATATCTTATCATCTGGGTCAAACATATCTTGGCTTGCGTAAGTGTGATTTGTACAAACTAATCCAAGATTCAATGTACCAAACATGTTTACACAGTTACGAACAAGTGCTGTAAGTGCTTTAGGTTTACGACCCATGTCACCTTTCATTTCACCTGCTTCAAACTGGTTAACATCTGTTGGCGTTAGCATCATACCTAGTGAATCTAGTACGAATAATACCTTTGGACGATCTTCTTCTGGTAGTGTGCGATACTCTTTAACAAAGTCACTGATAACTTTGGCCACGTCATCGATCATAGCCATGTTCAGTTTGAGTAACTTATCTTCACCGGTATCTACACCAAGTGCATGTAACCATGCTTCATCGAGTGCGTTTTCTGTATCGATTAAGATTACATAAATGCCTTGCTCTTGTGCGTGACGTACGATATTACCACTACAGATAAAACTTTTACCTGCGCCCGACTCTCCTGCAAACACAGTCACCTTGCCCATTGGAATTCCTCTTTCAAAGTTACCAGATAGTAAGTAGTTTAATGTGTAGTTGCCAGTGCTGATCCAATCAGTTGGATCGTTAAAGCCAATACCCAAGCCCTCGATACTTTTGGTAATCGACTTTCTAAACTTTGATATATCAAATGGTTTTGCCATGTTTATTTGCCCTCTATTAAATTATATAATTCTGTAAATACTGCTCTGCTATTAACGTTACGTCTTTGATCCAATTCTTTAATTTTTTTAAAACTATCTTCTAAATCTTTTTTAAATGGTTTATCAATATGCTTAATAATATTAACATATCCGTCTTCTAATAGAAATCCAGGTTTTTGATTAATTTTAGATTGGGTTAGATCTTTTATTAATTGTAGCACACTTTTTGGTAGATTCCTAGAGTCAACCCACTTGGGACCATAAAGAGCAGTGATTATAAAACTATTATTATGAAATCCTCGATTTTGAAAAAACTCTATACAATCAAAAATTGAACGGTAATTAAATAAACACCAAACCATATTAAATGTAAGTTTGTGGTCAAGTTTAGTTATCCCATCTAAATTATCTAAAAAATCATTCCATACGCTACCATATCGCATATATTCAAATTCTTTCTCAATACTTTCTACGCTAATCGTCCAATGCACATTTTTAAACTGTTTTAACAAATTAAAAACATTTGTTTTAGTTTTACTAAGGTTAGTATTTACTCGAAGATTTACCAATGGGTTCTTCTTCAATAATAATTCTAAAAATTCTTCATTTTCTTTCATTAATAAAGGTTCACCACCTGCCAAATATATATTTTCCAATGATTCTATGTTAGAGAATATATAATCTTTAGTTTTTTGTAATATTTCTTTTGATGGTCGATCGATGGA